ATACGAAGCACCTGAAGAAGTTCAGGCACTTGGATCAGTAGCAAACGGAGTCATTGGTGCTACTACAGCAGTCAAGGCTGCCCCAAGAAAGAAAAGCGCAAAGTCAGAAGAAAAGAAAGAAACAGTTGCTCTTTACTCAACAAAGAATGTTACATGGTCAGAAGTAGGCAAGGTCTACCGTGGATATAATATTGTTGAAAAGGCTGCTGCAGAAAAGTGGTTGACAAGATCACATATCCGCATCGCAGCACCAGAAGAAGTTGCCAAGGAATTCGGTAAGTAATTCATGGAGATATTGAGGGTTCCGCCATACGAAACAATTGCAGTTAACTTTGTTGTCCCAGCAGGGTATAACAATGTAGACATCTATGCAAGGGTTACAGATATGGCGGATCTTTCAGTACAAGATATAGATTTTTTAGATTCATCTACAGGAGATGACTTAGAAATTTCTCTTCCTGGAAGATATGACAATAATTACAGAGTTGAACTTTTTAAAATTGTTAGCGGGACAGAAGTTTTAATCTACGAAGAGTTCTACGAACTAATCAGACCATATGTAGATCCAAACACACTAGGAACAACAGCATCTGAGATTGCTGAATATACAACATTAGAATTAGTTGCAAGATCAATCATTGACACATTTGTAGCAGAAGGATTTTATAACAAAAAGGTAACAGTTGTTGGCACAGGAAATGGCTCAGACTACTTCTCTTTATGGGACAAGGCTTACAGAGTATTTAAGATATATGAGAATAACGAACTAGTCTATGACAGATCGACTCCAGAAGAAAATAAATATGATTATGTAATAACATCAGACAAGACTGCAATACAAAAAGTTTATTCTGGACAACTAAACAGATCTGAATCAACAGGACCAAACCTTATTTCTGGAAGAGGAGATCTTGGATACTATGGTTATGATGGAACAGGATTTCCTAAAAACTATGACTACACAATCGTTGTTGACCAAGGATATTTAACTGTTCCTGCAGATATCGAATATGCTTCAAAACTTTTAATTGAAGATCTTAAGTGTGGAAAGTTAGACTACTACAAGAGATATGTAACTGCATACAATACAGATCAGTTTAGAATTCAGTTTGATAAAACAATGTTTGATGGTACTGGTAACTTCTTGGTAGATAAGATACTGGAGAAGTATGTTAAGACTATTACCAAGCCAGGGATAATTTAATGATATGCGAAGAGCCAGACTTTATATTCCCAATGCAAGCAGATGTCTACTACCCAATTGTTGATCAAGGGGTTTATGGAAATGTTAAAAAGACTTGGGTTCTAGATAAAACTATTGCTGGTAATTTTAATTCTGTTGGTGGCGCAGGCAAAGAAGAAATAACTCCAAATGTCAACATTACACAGAAAACATCTCTCATTGGAAGAGTAAAGACCGACATTAGAATATCAAGTTTAGATACTCCTCACTCAATGACAAACATTATTTTGACAAATATTCGTGACAAAAACTGTAATCATATATACACAGAAACAGCAGGACCAAGAGCAGGCAAGTCGACAATCTTTGAAATTGCAACACAAGAGCCATTCGTAGGACCATTTGGCGGTATTGAATATTATAACCTTGTCGTACGCAGATCTGAGAATCAGGCGGTAGATGTATGATTAAAGTAAGAATGGATAGCAAGAAGTTTCGTAAAGAGATGGACAACATTATGGAGTACTCTCTAGGATTTGTTGATGGTGTTCAAGTTGGCAAGTCTGCCTTTTTTAAAAATCTTGGACCAGTGGTAGCAGAACAAGCATCGCAATTTATTGATGCAAATGCAAGAGTAGGCTACGACACACTTCATCATGTTTATGAGTGGGGTCAATCAGGAAGTTCATCAGCAAGACTATTTGACATTAAGTTTACTATAAGCAACCTTGGTTTATCATTTATGTCAGACTTTAAACAATCAAAAACTATTCAGGATGGATCAAGAGTTCCTTTTGAAAACAAGGCAAAGGTTATGGAACTTGGTCAGCCAGTTGTTATTAAGCCAATTAATGGAGAGACTTTAAGGTTTGAGGTTGGTGGACAAGTTGTATATACAAAGAGACCAGTTGTTGTTCAAAACCCTGGAGGAAATACACAAGGACAATTTGAAAATGTTTGGGATATGTTCTTCGGCAGATATTTTACTCAAGCATTTTTAAGATCAAGCGGTATTGATAAACACTTTGCTAATCCAACAGTTTATAAGAAGAACTTGGCTGCTGGTAAAAGAGGTGGCAGACCAACAGGAATGTCTGTTGGATCTCGCTGGGTAGCAAGTGCGGGGATGGTATCATAATGTCAACATCAACACTAAACACACCAGGACTATGGGTAAACACATACCTTCAAGAAAAAATATTTAACAATACAGAGATTGCAATACCATTTTTCCCCACTCTTCCAAACACACTTGATGATTTAACTGAGCAATGGGTAGTTATTAATCAAGAGAGAGCGTCTTATCAAGGAGTGGTTGCTGTATATGACAGACTAATTAGGATGAGAAGATCTCCTTTCCCACACATTAAATGTGAACAACTTTTGTACTATTTTTATGCTACCCAAAATGATGTAACTGAAAGCATGATCAAAGTTCAAGAATCAGTGCTAAGGCTTATGGACCGTGGAGATGAAACTGCTGAAGATATAAATGTATGGGCCAGAAACCATGCTCCTATCGGTGGGATGACTTGCAAATTCTACTTCCACAACTTCAAGATATATCAACTAGAAGAGGTTAGGGATATTGTAGATTTTGGAACAGCCCGAACCTATGGCGGTAACAAGATAATTATCGACTACGACTATCACCAGATGCAAGACATTATTGAGTCTATAGCCCCCTAAAAAAGGGATGATATAATTATCATGAGGAAACAAGCCCTTTAATCTACAAAGAAAAAAGAGGTGAAATACATGGCATATACACGTGGTAGTTCTAACGATATTATCGTTGGAGCAGCAGCACTCTTCACATACGAAGCAGGCGCACTTGCAGACGCAGATCGACCAGCGTTCGTGGCAGGAACATCATACAAGGATACTCTCCAAGGTGATGCAGACTTCCGTAACGTTGGATATACAATGAATGGTTTGGAAATCCAATTCCAACCAGATTTCGGCGAAGTAGCAGTAGACCAGGTACTTGACGTTGCTAAGTTATTTAAGCAAGGCATGCAAGTAAACCTAAATACTACATTCGCAGAATCAACACTAGAGAATCTTCTATTTGCCCTTGCAGGCAAGGATGCAGATTTGTCAGTAGTTTCAAGCAACCCAACACTTAATCTTTCAGCAGGCGATATTGGCGATGTTCCAGTAGAGCGTGGTTTGATTGCAGTTGGACCAGGAACTGGAGACGCAACCGAGAATATCGAGCGTGTCTACGTTGCATACCGTGCACTTTCAATTGAGAGCGTATCAGTATCAGCAAAGCGTGACGAAGCGACAATGTTCGAAGTATCATTCCGTCTTCTTCCAAACGACAACGGATCATACGGTAAGATCGTAGACCGCACAGTCGGCGCAGCATAATACAACTAAATATATGAGAGGCTCAATCCTTCGGGGTTGGGCCTTTCTGTTTGGTATACTTATATAATGGCTACAGAAATATACAAAACTGGAATTATTTATTTAGTTGACGGAACTGAGTTAGAAATATCTCCTCTTAAGATTAAGTATCTAAGAAAGTTCATGGATGACTTTGAAGGTGTAAGATCAGCAAAGGGCGACATTGAGGCTATATCTGCTCTTGCCATTTGCGGAATGAACTGCATGAAACAGTATATGCCAAAGATCTCAAGATCAATTGAAGACTTTGAAGACGCAATAGATTTAAAAAACATTTACAGATTGCTAGACTATGCTGCAGGAATTAAAGTAGATGAGAAGTCTGATGAAGGAGTAAAGGATCAGGCAGTTAAGTCTGGAGCAACCTGGGAAGATCTTGATTTGGCAAAACTAGAATCAGAAGTTTTTTTGCTGGGGATTTGGAAAGACTTTGATGAACTAGAGAGATCTTTATCAATGCAAGAGATAACTGCAATACTAAATATAAAAAGAGAAGAAGACTATTCTACAAAAAAATTCATGGCAGCAATGCAGGGTGTAGACTTAGATAAAAATGCTAATAAGAGCAATGCTTGGGAAGATATGAAAGCCAGGGTATTTAGTCGTGGACAAGCAAACGACTCAAGAGACATCCTTGCTCTTCAAGGTCAAAATGCAAGTAGCGCTGGATTTGGTATTGGTATGGGCTTAGACTACGAAAAAATAGACTAAAATAAGCCTGTCGCTATGGTATAATTAATTAACAAACCTATTGGAGGAAAGAATGTCAGAACAAACAACAAAGAAGATCACTCTTATTGATGGTACAACTATCGATGTTAGACCGCTAAAGATTTCTTTGCTTAAGCCTTTTATGAAGAGATTCCAAGAACTTTCAGACGTATCAGACAATAACGATGAGTCGATGAATGTTCTTCTAGACTGTGTAGAAATTGCATTTAAACAATATGTAAAGGAAGAAGTTACTCGTGAGGCACTAGAAGATAATATCGACTTGCCAACAGTATACGCAGTAATCGATGCAGCATCTGGTATTCAACTTACAGATCCTACAGCATTGCTTGCATCAAAATAATAAAAAATGAATAGGGGTGTCATGAATAGTGTCTGATGTAAATGCTAATATTGGTATACATTTTGACACTAGTGATGCTCTCGCTCAACTAAGAAGGCTTCAGGCTGGACTTAGTAGATTCAACCAAGCCTTAACAGAAGGCAATGTCGCTGCTGCAAACGCACAAAAGGGTTTAAATTCACAACTCATGCAGTCGATCAATGCTACTGGAAAGTTTGTAGCATCACAGAAAACCATTGCCTCAAGCACCACAGCGTTCACTGATTCCCTAGAAAAGAATAAGTTGAGCATGGGTCAGTACTTTAGGTACACGGCTGCTGCAGCAACAATGAACAGCAAAACCTTAAAAAATGTTTTTGCACAAGAAAAAGATGTCCTAAAGAGGGCAATGAAAGATAGAGTTAAAACTCTACAAACACAATATGTTCAACTAACAAATGCCAACGGAGAGTTTGTAAAAGTTCTTCAGGTTGTTCCAAAGCATCTTAAAATGGTCAATGGTCAGTATGCTGACTATGCCACAAGAACTCAGATGGCTGCTCAAAGACAGCAATTCTTAAATCAACTATTAAAGCAAGGATCAACTCAACTCCTAAACTTTGGTAAGAATACTCAGTGGGCTGGTCGCCAGTTGATGGTTGGTTTGACTATTCCTCTTACAATTCTTGGTTCTACAGCAGCCAAGGTGTTTCGAGAAATGGAAATGGCAACTGTAAAATTTACAAGAGTTTATGGAGACATGACCACAGGTATTGGTGATACCGATAAAGCAGTAGCAGAAATTCAGTTACTTGCAAAAGAATTTACAAAGTTTGGAATTGCTGCAAAAGATACAATGGAAATGGCAGCATCTGCTGCTGCAATGGGTCTTCAGGGTGCAGAACTACAGGCACAAGTTACGCAAGCAACAAGACTTGCTGTCCTTGGTCAAGTAGAACAAGCCCAGGCACTAGAAACAACTATATCCCTTCAGAATGCTTTTGGTGTTTCTGCAGACCAACTTGCAAGTAAAATTAACTACCTTAACGCAGTTGAAAACCAAACAGTTCTATCTATTGAAGATTTAACAATTGCAATTCCAAAGGCTGGTCCAGTTGTAAAGCAACTTGGAGGATCTGTAGAAGATCTTGCATTCTTTATGACTGCAATGAAGGAAGGTGGAATCAACGCATCAGAAGGCGCTAACGCACTCAAGTCTGGTCTTGCATCCATGATTAATCCATCCAAGAAAGCAAGTGAATTTTTAGCGGGACTTGGAATTAATATTAAGGGTCTTGTTGATGCCAATGCTGGAGATCTAAAAGCAACCGTAGTGGGATTTGCAAGAGCACTTGACACACTAGATCCGCTTAACCGTGCAAGAGCAATTGAGCAGATGTTTGGTAAGTTCCAGTTTGCTCGTTTATCAGCATTATTCCAAAACATAACAAAAGATTCTTCACAGGCAGCAAGAGCACTTGGACTTGCAGGAGCATCAGTTGAAGAACTTGCGATCTTATCTGAACGAGAATTAGGCAAGGTAGAAAATGCTGTTGGAGTAAAGTTCCAAAAGCAACTTGAAAATGTTAAACTACAACTTATCCCTATTGGAAAAGCATTCCTAGAAGCAGTAACACCAGTTGTTCAATTTGCCGCAAAAATGCTAGAAAAGTTTAACAATCTTAGCGATGGAACAAAAAAGTTTGTAGTTGGATTTGTTGGAGTAATTGGAGGAATTGCTCCAGTTGTATTGATGACAGTTGGTCTTGTTGCTAACGGTGTTGCAAACCTTATCAAGTTCTTTGCAATGCTTCGTAGTGGAGTTGCAAAACTTAATGGACAAAATAATGTTCTCGGTGGCGGTTTTGATTATCTAACTCAAGCAGAAACAGAAAACCTTGCACAAACTCATGCACTTCATTTATCTCATAAAGACTTAATTTCAACATTCAATGTAGAAAAGACATCGGTAGATGCACTCGCTGCAGCATATCTAAATGCAGCATCACAGGCTAGAGCGCTTGCTTCTGGTTCTCCAGCATTATTTAACACTGTTCCTGGACCAAAGGGTGCAGTATCTGGCTTACCAAAGTTTGCAGATGGAAAAGTTCCAGGCAATGAGTCTGCAGGAGACAGCATACTTGCACTAGTTGCACCAGGAGAAACAATTGTTCCAACTGCACAGTCAAAGAAATATGGGCCACTACTAAAGGCTATAATGGGAGATGATCTTCCAGGTTTTATAAAAGGTAGAAGATCTCTCACTGCTGACCAAGACTCCTTTGTTCAACAAACATCAAGAATTACTCCATCGCAACCAGGAGTTGCTGATGAAATGGCAAAACAATTAGAATTTATTAACAAGGCCTCTGCAGAAAATTTGCTTGCATATGCAAAAGCAACTGGAAGAACAGTAACAGATGCTAGTTCAGCATCTCTTGAGGAAATAAGAAGATCTCTTGTAGCAAGCGTAAAGGATATATTTACTACTGTTGCTACCGCAGCAAGAGAAAAGGGAAAGACATTAACTGTTGCTGCTGTTAAGGCTGCAACTAAAAAAGAAGGAACTGCAGGACCAGATGCAAGCGTCCACCAGTTTTACAATCCAAGAGCAAAGCAGCAACTAGGAAGACAGTTTTCACATGGTGAAACATCTGACTCTGTACCAATTGATCAATTGTCTAAAACAGTAACTATCACACATGAAAAAACACAATCAGACCTTTTAAATATTCAAAGAGCAATTGATGCAAGTAATGCAAAAAATGGAACGAATGTTCCAATGCCTACAGCATCTCCAGTTAGTGGTTTTGGGTATGCTCTTCAAGGCCAAGTAAACAAAGCCATGGCCGATGGTGCTCCAGAGATACAAAATTTCAAAGGTGTTAAAGGTAACACGGTTGCAACAGTTGATGCTTTCCTTGAAGATTTTCAAGACTCTGGTGTTACTAAGTGGGCAGACACAGTTAGAATTGGTGGAGGAAACTTTGAAAGATTATCTGGAGCAATTCAAGAGTATGATAGTCGACTACTATCAGCAGTTCAGCAATGGAAGCAGAACAACCCAGGTAAAACATTTACAGATGCAGATTTCCAATCTATTGAACAGACTGTGCGTACTCAAGTTGCTGGTATAGATACTGAACTTGGTCAAGTTCTTGCAAAGGCAAGAGAGGTTGTTACAGGAATAAGACTCCACATGACTAAAGAACAAAGAGATATTGCTAATGCAGACGCTGTATCAAGAGGAGAAAAAAACTCTGATGGTGTAGCGTATAGTGCTAAAAATCCAAAATATGATGAAGGAAGATCAACATTCCAAGCAGGTGGCACAGAAAGAAGAAACCAAGAAGGAGTTGGAAGATTCTCTAAAACAGTATCTGATGATTTAACAGAAGCAGAAAGAATTTCAGAAACACAGTCACCATCAAAGAGAACTGAAAGACTTGGAGTTAACATTGGAGAAGGACTAAGAATTGGTCTTGAAAGAAAAACAAAAGAGGTAAAGTCTCAAGCAGATCAACTTGCAGAAGCAGCAATTCCAAAGGTAGATACTGCAAATCAAGCAAAGTATGATGCTATGAAAAATGATCCAGAGCAAAGACAAATTCAGAAGTCTATCGATAGACATTACAGGGATAAGTTTGGATCTAAAAAGGTACCAGTTCCAACATCAAGCGAATCAACCGATACATCAGTAACAGTAGATATTGATCCTAAAGCATTAATGTCTGATATGTCTGCAATAAAGGCTGCTAGACAAAAAGCAAAACAATTAGAAAAAGAAGCATCTGATGCAGAAGCAGCAGCAGCAAAAGTTAGAACCGAAGCAGCAAAATGGGAAGAGGTTGCAGCCCGTGAAGGTGGCAAGAACATGCACACTGCTGAGAATGCTAGAGACCTTAAGAAACTGGCAGATGAAGCAGAAATTAGAGCAGCACAAGCCAGAATAAAAGCAGCCGAAGCAGCACAAGCAGCAGCCGAATTAGAAGGTGGTAATGGTAGTGCAGAACAAATAATTCAAGATCCAGCAAAAACTCCAGCAAAGGTTAAGAAAGCACGGAAAGTAATTGCTCAAGGAACACAAGAGCAAGGCGATGGACTAAAACGAATTGTTGAGGGTACAGAAGATACAGCAGACTCAACAGTACTAGTTGCAGACCAAACAGATGAGATTGCAACAGTGACTGGAGATATTATTCCAGCACAAACAGAAAATCTAGACAGTGTAATAACAACAGCATCATTAAACGATGCAATCGTAGGAACTACTGGAGACCTTCATGGCTCTACAATAGACACAGCAATGTCTCAAGAAGAAATAGTTGCACAGCAAGAACGAGAAAAGTTTTTAAGAGAGCAAATGAATGGAGAACTTGCAAAGCAAAATGCTGCTCTTGCAGCAGGCAGCGACCTTAGCCAAACAGGTAAAAAGAGATACACTGAACAACAAGCACTAGCCGAAGCATACGGTGACGGTACTGCAGAAAACCCAGGGTACACCATGGACAAGAAGGGACACTTACTATTTGATCCAGAATTAGATGAAAATGGCAAGAAGCAACCAACAACCATGACTGAAAAGCAAATCAAAAAGAAGAAGCGTGGCATGCGTAGAGAAAAGGTTGGTAAGTATTCTGGTAAAGCCACTGGCGCACTAGGTATGGCAACGATGGCAGCAGGAGCCATGGGAGCGCCACCACAGGTAACTGCAGCACTTGGAACAGCAGCAACAGTTGCTCAGTTTGCACCTATGCTTGCAGGTATGGGTCCAGTAGGTTGGGCTGCAGCAGGAATTATGGCTGTAGGTGCAGGAGCATACATGCTAAATCAGCACTTTAATAAGATGGCTAAAGAAGCAGCAAAGTTTGCAATATCTACCTCAGCAACAAGAGAAGGCATGGTTAAGTTGGGCGAATTGACTGGCAAAGTCGGAGCGTCTCAAATAATGGATCGTCGTAGAAGAACAACTCAATATAACAAGTACAGTGACTCTATTAAGATGGACACTACATTTGGAAACAAGTATATGAAAGACCAACAAGGAAAAGATACAAAAAAGGTATTCAAAGAAACTGTTAAGAAAATGGGAATTGAGCAAGCAACTAGTGACCTATCACTTAAACTGGCTGCTCAAATTGCTGACGGGGTAATTGATAAAGACGAGGCAGAATCAATTGCAGCATCACTTGCACTTTCATTAAAAGATCAAAGCATTGAAATGCAGGTCACTGGAAAACTAAGAACTCTTATTGGTCCAGACGGTGAAGACCTAAAAGATAAACCACTAAAGACAAGACTGCTTCTTGTTGCTACAGCAAGACAACGAAGTGAAAAACAACTTAAGACTATAGACGCCAAAAAAGCAAAGGGTGAATCTTTAAGAAAAGACATTGCAATGCTTGCTGCATATAATGTAAACAACCTAGAACTTGCCACAATGATTGCTGATCAAGTTGAAAATGAATTTGAAGTTCAAAAGAAAAAACTTGAAATTGAAATTGCTTCAACAACAAACTTACAGAAAAAACTAGAGTTAGAAGGAAAACTTACTAAACTCAATGAAGATAATGCTGCTAACCAAGAAAAAACTAGCCAAGCAATTTTAATGAATATTGCTCAAACAGAAATTGACTTTCAAAAGTTCTTTAGTGATACTGGTTTTGGGCCACAATCAACTCGTGAGGATGCATATTTTGATGCATCTAGAGGAACCGTAACTGAAGCATATAAGGGTACAGCACAAGAAAAAGAAGCAGAAAAATTCTTGAAAAATACAGCGCTATTGCAATCTGGCGCTGAAAGAGGTATTTACAATGAAAAGTCAATGACCTATAAAAAGAATGGTCTAGGTACAGAAAGAGCAGCCCAAACCTTCCAAGCAAAAATGGAAATGCTAGTAGGAAGTAAAGCAATTGGTCCAGACGAAGCAAACGCATGGATGAAACTCTTTAGTGGAAAACTAAATGAACTAGATTTAGCAATTAATACAAGCATTAAACAAAATGGTCTAGGAAAGACTAAAGAATTATTTGCGATGTTTGAAGGCTTTACAAATAAAAAAGCAGCAACACAGATGATTCAAGAGATCTTATTAACTAAAAAAGATCCAACGCAGTTTGATGCAATTATGGAAACTCTTGCTAACCTTAAATCTTTAGATGGAACTGCAATTGATATGCAAGTTCTTGTTAGTGCGATTGGCTTACCAGGTGTTGAAAAATTACAGGAAGAAATGGCAGCCATTGAAACAAGAAAAGACGAACTAAAGAAAAAGGGCAAAAAGTTTGATCTAAAAGAAGAAGTAAAAGTTGCTGGAACTTCTAAGGCAGCAATCGAAGAACTGATGAATAACGAAGAACAAAAAGCAAAATTTGATAAGTTAGATGTAGAGCAGCAAGCAGATTATTTAACAAAGTTAGCAGGAGCCTATGCATCTCAAACACAAATGAAACCTGAAATCCTAAAACTTGAAGCAGAAAATCAAGCAAAAACTCTTTTATGGCTGGAGGGAGCAAAAGAGACAGATGCAGATTATCAAGAAAAACTAGCAACATATATTACCAAGTACTTGTCCAAAGCCGCTCCAGAACGAACAGTAGATTCTTTAGCATATCTTTTAGATCCAACCATTCCAGTAAAAGGTGCAACAAGTACAACTACAACGACTACAACAGAAAGAGACACAACTTACGATGAATTAAATAAGCGTCTTAGAAATGTTCGTAACTCTGCTATCGATGCAGCAGGTGGATTTAAAGAACTTCAAAGAGCAATTGCAGCAACTGGAAGTAAGGCTATTGGAAACAAGTTTAAGGGTCTTGAACAACAGTTAATTCAAATGGGCCAGACTAGCCAGTTTACAGACTACCTTGCTGGCCTTGACACAAAAGACTTAAAGAAGTTTGCTTATACAGCAACTGCTGCAGATGTAAAAAAGAAAAAAGGTAAGCAAAAGTATACTCAGGTAGATCCTGAAACTGGCAAGATGGTTACAAAGTATCAAAAGTTTAAGGCAGGAGATACTGTTCTCACCCAAAAGGGTAGAGATATGGAGCAGGGATATAAGAAGGCTATTATTGGAGATTACAATAAGGCACAACTTCAATCTGTAACTCTGGCAAAGCAGGAAATTGCAGCAAGAGGAAAACTGCTTGCTCTTGGTTTTGATGAACTAGATATTCAGACAATGCTTGCAGATGAAAACTATAAGACTCTTATTGCTACAGGTAAGGTAACAAAAGCAGAACTAGAAACAAATGCTGCTCTAACTAAGCAGGCAAGAATTAGAAACCAGATCAACGGAGCAGTTGCTGGACAAAAGGATTTGCAGAAGACTGCAGATAATCAAAAGAGAATTCCAGAAGTTGTAAAGATGATGCAGGATGGTGGAATGAGCGCAGAAGCAATACGTGCAGCCATCACCGACCCAGCAATGCTAGATACTCTGATTAACGGAATGGATAACTTTGGTACTCTTGCAAAAGATGCTCAGGATGAGTTTAATCATTTGCTTTCACAGATAGAAGATATACCAGAAAGAAAAATTATTGAAATTGTGTTTACTCAAACAAGAGAAGAAAAGATAATTAATGCTGCAAATGCAGCAGCAGAAATGTTTGATGCTTACAAAATGATTGATGAAAACACGCTAACAAATGCTGAAGGAAACACTTTTGCTGGTCTTCAAGTTAAGATAGAAGATCTAAACAATCAGTCTAAGATTGCACAAAATGCTATTAACCTAACTCAGTCTAAGATTGATGACATGCAAAAGGAAGTTGAGGCAGATCAACGAAAGATTGAAGAAGACTTTACCAGACCAATTGAAAAGAAACAAAGAGAGATCGATAAGTTAACAAGAAGTGCTGAACTTAACTTTACTAGACCAATCCAGGCTTTACAAGAAAGATCTGCAGTACTATCTCATGACTTAGATGTCATGAACAAGGCTGCAGAAGCAATTAATGAAAAATATGATAAACAACAAGAAGCCCTCACAAAAGTTGCAGAAATTAATCAACAAATTATTAGTCAGCAGCAACAACAACTTGGTTTGGCAGATGCTCTTTCTCAAGGAGATATTTCAGCAGCAGCAAAAGCAGTACAAGAAATGCGATCATCTAATGCAGCAAACTATGCAACTAATGCACAAGATGCTTTGCAAAAGGCAAGAGAAAACGAAGTGGGAGGTCTTCGTGGTGGCGTCAGCGGAAAGTCTCAGAAAGAAATTGAGGCAGAGCAGTGGGACATTAGCCAAAAGACTTACGACCTAGAACTCAAAAAGGCTGCTGTAGATAAACAAATTCTTGAAATCCAAGACTCTATATATGCGCTAGAGCAATCTAGACAGATAGCACTTGATGCGATCCAAGTTAAGACAGATGCTATTGCTAAGATTACATTTGGAACATTACTAGATCAACAAAACAAACTTAAGGCAATTAATGACCAGATGCTTCCTCTTCAAATGCAAAGTGATTTACTTGCAAACTCTATACGTGATAACGACAGAAATAGAATTATTCAGGGTCAAACAAGAGAGCAGTGGGACCTAACACTAAAGGCTGCACAGGCTGCAGAAAAACTTGCAAAGGGAGATCTTGCAACAGCACTTGCTGGAGTTAACTCGGTTTCTGGAACAATAAAGGGAGCCTGGGATTCTATTAAGTCATCCTATGATGATATTAAAGATAAGTCTATAACTATAACACAGCACATAGTTACTACCTATGGTCCAGCACTTGGTTTGCCAGATCCAAATGCAGGTAAGCCAGATCCAAATGCAGGTAAGCCAGATCCAACTAAGGCACCAGGAGCAGCATGGGTTTCTGACGGTAGGGGTGGATGGAAGAAGCCATATAAGCCTACTGGAGATTATGGTTGGGATGATAATAAAGGTTGGGTTAAGGGATATTATGGCTCTACCGTTCCAGTTACAAAAACTGGAGGGACAAATGATTCTGCTTCAGAAGTAAACCTTAGAGCAGCAGCACTTCTACAAACAAAAGCAGAAACAGAAAGATTAGCAAAAGAAGAAGAAGCAAGATTAGCAGCACTTGAAAAACAAAGATTACAAAATGCTGCAAAAGCAGAGGGTCTAGCAAAAAGATATGGTGGATTCGTTGGTATGTCTTCTGGTGGTTTAGTTCCTAAATATTTTGCAGAAGGTGGATTTGCAAGAGGAACTGACACAGTTCCAGCAATGTTAACTCCAGGGGAATTTGTAATGAGTAAGTACGCTGTTAATTCTTATGGGGTTGAAAAAATGAAAGCAATTAATTCAGGCACAAGCGTAGGAGATTCAGTGTATAATTATAACCTAAGTGTTAATGTCAAGTCTGATGCAAACCCAGATCAAATTGCTAGAACTGTCATTGCACAAATTAAGCAGATAGACTCACAAAAAATAAGGGGGACTAGAATCTAATGGCTACTTCAGCATATATGAATGGTAGAAGAAAGTATGGTCGTCCACAGGCTGTTTTGTTTTCTAACAATCCTGGCACTCTTGTAAATGGTCTCTATGTTCCAAATGGTCTTGAAATCGGACAAGACCCAGGTTCTGTTGTTGACCCATCTGTAATAGATGAATTTTTAATTCTTTCAGACCACAACAGATCTGAGATCAAGGTTACTCCAAACCGAATAGAAAAAAGAGAAAGAATGATTAATGGCCATATGCGTTCATACCATATTGCTGATAAGATGAACTTTGATTTTTCATGGGATGAACTGCCTTCAAGGGCTTTTGGACTAAGGCCAGACTTTAACACCACAACAGGTAAAAGTACGCTTATAGGGGCTTCAGGGACCCCTGCAGCACCACCTCAGCAGTACACTGTAGATGGTGGAGCAGGCGGAGGAGAACTGCTTGACTGGTATGAAAATCATACTGGATCTTTCTGGATGTTCTTGGCCTACGATAAGTACAATAATTTTGGCAATGATAATGCAGCCTATGGACACCTAAATCAATATAATGAAATTGTAGAGGTTTATATTTCTAAGTTTGATTATACAATTTCAAAAAGAGGTCAGGCATTTGTTTCAGGGTATGAAACACTTCCTGGCGGAGACATAGACCACAGTAAGCCAATACGTTCAGGTGGGCACGATCTCTGGAATGTTTCTCTTTCTTTGGAAGAAGTATAATGTTTAAAAATGAAGAACTTCAGAAACACCTAGAAGAGTCTCAAACAATCAGAAGCCGTTCTGCAGTTATTGCTGAATGGAATATGAACATCCCGTCCAACATAGAAAAAATTGGAAACTACAGATACAGACCAACTCAGCCAGAATCAAAGTTTTTCTTATTGCCAAACACTTTTGATATGAATGATGATGGAGGATATTACACAGACGCAACAGATTCTGATGTAAAAATTGATGGTGGTTTAGATGAAGAAAATGAAAATATTCCAACAACTATATTAACAAAAAAAGAAAAGTTTAAAACAATATATTCTTTAGAGGATTGCTTTAAGCAGTTTAGACCAAGATCTGGAATCAACAAAGCAAGGTTTAGTGCTAAATCATATATTCACCACTCAAATGTTAGCATGGCGAATAGACCAAGATACTACATGGCAGATAGACAAGATCCATTTAAGTATTGGACATCCTATAGAAAAGAAGATAGCGTAGAGTATGGTGTTGCAAATAACCTAGTCAACGGACAAAACTCTATAGAAGACACAGTTCCTTTTGTAGTTTATAAGAAGGATATTCCAACTAACAGAATTGTTGTAAAGATGCAGACCCACATAGGAGATATAAATCTTGGCTCTTTTAGTTGGGATGGCAAAACATTTCTAGATCCATTCTACGGTGATTCGAATAAAGCAACACCAAAAAAGTGGAAGATCCAAACATTAAAGAATAATAATTGGGTAGACACGATATCCTTTAATCCAAGTACAACAAGACCAGATGGATCGCCTATCATTGGTCCCGACGGATATGTAGAATTAATGTATGGCCTAAAGGTTCCAGATAAATATAAAAAAATATTTGCATTTGCCGAAACAATATCTTCAACCAATGTTCTTCCCGATAAAAATATTGACGGGTATGCTTACTTGCTTATTGAAAACCCTGGTGAAATTGGAAGATTTTATATTTGGAATGATGGAATTTATGAGACATTCGTTCCCTCATACGGGTGGCAACTTGCAGAAGATGAAACTTCAAGACTAACAAATTTTGTTACAGACTTTACAAACCCAAGTTATTATACCTCCACTTCTGAGAGTTCAAAGAAGTATCGTGAATTTGAAAATATTCGGGGTATCAGAATAGTTGTAGACACAATGACAAAGGTAGATACAACATTCGACCTTATTGAAATATCTCCAAGACTTGCTTCTAATATTACTGACAGGGTTACTGACTTCTCTGTAACAAAGAGCGCTTCAGACTTAGGAATCAGTGGGCTACCAGTAGGACAACTTTTAGCCTCTACAGGTAAATTAAAGATTTTTGATTTTGATGATTCTTTTTCTGAGATAAATCCAAACAGCATTATCAGAAATTATCTTTCTAGAAATATACAGTTTAAGTTTTATGATATAGTAGTTGATCTTGGAGGATACGATTACTACATTCCAATAAAGACAATGTACTCTGATTCATTCCCAGAAGTTTCAAACTCAGATAAAACTGCAGATATTACTTTAAGAGATATGTTCTTTCATTTAGAGTCTTCTATTGCTCCACAAATGCTACTGACTAATGTCTCTACTAGTTCTGCAATATCTCTCTTACTTGATTCTACTGGTTTTTCAAACTATACATTCCGCAGAGTTGCGGGAGAAAAAGAAATGACTATACCATATTTCTTCATACCACCAGATACAAGCGTTGCACAGGTTCTAGAGGATATAGCAATATCTACACAAACTGCAATGTTCTTTGATGAATACAATAACTTTATCACAATGAGCAAAAATTATATTATGCCATCTTTAACTGAAAGAGAAACCGATATCACCTTATACGGAACAAAGGATCAGGCAAAAAGCGGAATCATAAATAATTTTCATACCAATAACAAACTTGCTAATATTATTGAGTTTACAACACAAGACACGCAACCATATAATGATGGATCAATTACGTACACATCTAGGTCTATTCAAAGATCTATCCCTTCTGTAAATCAGTCAATGCTTATTGACTATGACAGAACATATATATACAAACCAGTTTTATTATGGGAAGTAACGGGGGAAGAAAATCTAAAGTCTTCAAACGGTCAAGTAGGAAGTCAGTCATCGTACTTGTTAGCAGCCATACCGTTAAACTCAAATCTTTCAGATCAAAAGCCAGTTGTTGTAAATCGTGCATTACAAAACAACACAATGAATTTTGGAGAAGCCGTATACTGGATAACAAGATATAACGGATACTTTTATGCAAATGGAGAAATTATCAGGTATGATGCAGTAGAATACAATGTTGCAGGAATTGGCAATGTTTGGATTACAGATGTTCAAGAATATTCTTCTTACCTATCAAAAGTTCCTTTTAACGGAAAGATGTACCCAACTGGATCTGTAAGAATCTATTCTGAGCCAAACTACGAAGAAGTCGGTGGAGTTTTAAGACTAAGAAATGGTGAAGTTGCTAAGCATGGTAGAGGTCAATTTGGAACACCAATTGTTTCTCATAGTGCTGGACTAAACCCTTATTGGTATGACAACGCAAATCTTCGTGGAGTCACAATGAAATCTGACATTCTTTTTAATTCATCTGCTTCAGAACTTCCAACAAGCGCAGAAGGATTATCGCAAGGCGCAGCAGGGCTAACAGCATTCGTTGATCTTGGAACACCTGCTGTTGGAACTCCATCAACAAGTAATGAACTTGCTAAAAAAACAACAAGGAATGGAGTTATTAAAAATTTCTTATCCTCTACATACATAGATCAGTCAGTTGCAAATACACTACAAAGCACACAGAGTGGATCAGTTCAGTCTTCTGCACTAGTAGTTAGTGGTCCTTCCCTGACGACATACCCAACTCCAAACCAATTTGTTTCATATGTTTACAAAAAACTTTCAAACAAGTTTACACATTTTGGAACAAGAGTAAGAATTGTTGGAAAAATAGAAAACAGCACTGACTCCAGTCAAAGTGCTACGGGAAATTCAACATACTACGTAATACCAGGAGATGACCCTTCAAAGAGTATTAGTATATCTGGCGGTGGTGGTGGTATAGCAGTACTAATAGACCCAACAACAAACAATGGTTATTATTTTGAGATTGCAGCACTTGGATCATCTGGCTTAACAAATAAAGAAAATTCAAATGTAAACAATGTTTTCTTTTATAAAATATTAAAAGATGCTAGAAGCAATGCCGTACCAGTAAAACTTTGGGAAGGATTAACAAACATAACCGTTGATGATGGCAACTTTGTTGGTCAGTACAGAGTAGCAGCAGAAGAGAATCCAACCGTCTATGACTTATCTGTAGAGTATCAGGATATTGGATCTATTAGAAGATTTTTCCTTTACATAAATAACACACTGATAAAAACTGTGGATGATATTTCTCCTCTTCCGATACATAACAATATGGCTCTTTTTGTAAGAGGCGGATCTAGGCTCATGTTTGAAAATGTCTTTGCTATTTCCAACAACTATTCAAAGAATACTGCCTATGCGCTAAGCACACCAGTAAATTCAATATTTGATGACGGACAAGTAACAGTCAATGAATCTTTTAGAAAGTATTCAATGAGTGGTATTGTTCAATCAACATACCTGTCTGGCATAGAATCTTCAGACTCCCCATCACATAATATATATTTTGAGGAATTTGGAACAATCATGCGTGAAGCATCTTTATTTAATGTAAGATATGATAAGGCTTGGCCTGCACTTTATGCAAAAATGTCTCCAACATTTAATAGCCTGAAGGGTTATACCGTATCTGGATTTAGAGCGGGATCGTATGGAGCAGAGTTTATGGTATTCAACTCAACAGATACAGCCCTAAGTTTAGACTCAAGTTCTGGAAACTACTTAAGAATTCAGGGCGTAACATTTACTCAGCAGTCTCAAAACTCTCTTAAGGTAGATGAGTATTTTTCTAAACTTTCTAATTTAGCAGATCCAAATATTAGTAATGGTGTAGTGATAGAATCACCGCTCAAAGCAAAGAAAGACTATGAAGACATAAAAATTAGCAGGCTGACTTACGGCAAAAAAGATTTCAACTTAAATGTTCCATACGTTCAGACACAGGATGACGCAAATGATTTGATGAAGTGGACAATATCAAAAATAATGAAGCCAAGAAGAAGCATTGGTGTAAAAGTTTTTGCATTGCCAACAGTACAACTTGGAGATATCGTAAAGGTTGATTATTTTGAAAATGGAATCAATAAGGGTGGCAACGATAGATTTATTGTTTACAGTATTCAGTATTCAAAATCAGAAAAGGGCCCAGATATGACGCTATACTTGAGTGAGGTGGTCTAATGTCAACAGAAGCAACATCTCCACAACCTTCCAATAACAGCACATCTGCAGCATACCCAGCAGTTAAGGTCGCTACACCAGATCTATTTATTTTTAAAGACGAAGTAATCCCTGTTGAATTGATGACAGACTTAATCTTTGAAGATATTGGTGGACATGAACTTATCACTTTGTCCAGAAATGATTTAATATCTGGTCAAACAATTTCATACCAACCAATTAAAAACATAAGCAGTCTTTACTTGCAGTACAACCCACAAAATATTCTTAACCTGCAAGATACATCTGTTACTATATTTAAAAATTTCCCTATAAAGATTGAAAAGTCTTTGCCAGCAGTTGGGACTGGCCCAGGAGGTAAGACCGTATACCTTAATGCTAACGGAGATCTTGTTATCGAGGTCGTAAATCTTGAGCCAGATGAACAGATTGATATTCAAATTTTAATTTCTGGGGACAGACTTAGTGGTACAATATATGAGGGGACAATATAATGATTACAGAAAAAGGAAAGTCTATCATAGCCAAATATCTTATTGGCCAGGCTCCCGCATACGCTTCTTATATTGCAGTAGGCTGCGGAGCAAAGCCACTAGATACGGTAGATGACTTTGGAGACTATTCAGATAAGAAATCTTTAGACTTTGAGATGCTTAGAGTTCCTATTATTTCCAGGGGATTTGTAAATGAAGATGGAAATGACAAAATTGTATTAACAGCAGAACTGCCATCAGACGAAAGATATGAAATAACAGAGGTAGGAGTATACTCAGCAGGATCTAACTCTTCTGCAGGGTCTTTAGACAGTAGAGTGTTGTTTTCTTTTACTCAAAGCGAGAACTGGGAATACCACAAACAAACAGAGGCAACATCCATTAAGATTGTTTACGATCCACTAGATGGAACAGATGAGGATAATGCCATAAATGAAACAGAAAAGGTTTTTCAAACAAACGCAGATAACAGAATATTTACTGATGACACAAGACTTGACAGAAATGAAAGATGTAGATTTTTAAATAATATTATTCTTATGTCTGGTAATTCTTCAAAAATTCAGGCAAGCCAACTTGGAAAGTTATCTATTGTTCCGCAGTGGACTCTATCAGGCACAACATATAACTCTGAACACATACACTTAAATGGTGGAAGCATAGATCTAAATAAGCAGTCACCAACAGATGAACTAAGATTAGCATTTTCAGTAATAAACAAAGATGGAAATTCTACAGTAAATCCAAAAAGAGTTATGGTTCTTCTAGAGTTTGACTCTGAAGACGCTCACAATACTGGTCAGTATGCTAGGTTTGAAGTAGATATAACACATGCAGCAGGTCACGCATCTAATGACTTCACTACAAATAGATACTTTGTAATTAACAAGAAACTTGAAGAACTTACAAAGTCTGGGTCTTTCTCTTGGAGTGCGGTCAATACAGTAAAATTTAGCGTGTGTGTTCTTGATCAAAATGATAACCCATCATCTGATTTTTATGTAGCACTAGACGCTTTGAGAATTGAAAATACTGACTCACTAAATGTTCTTTATGGGCTAGTCGGATATTCTGTTATAAAGAATGTACAAGCAAGACCAATTATCAAATCTGCTAACAGCACAAACTTTGTTGAGTTTAGGTTTAATATTGGTGTTTTGTAATGGCAACAGAAAAAATAAAAAGAGTAATTGTCCCTAAGTCAAAACTTCCAGCATATAGCGGAGACACTGAGTCATACATTGTTAGATACAGAATTGTTTCAGAGGATAGAAACAGAACTTCTCACTGGTCGCCTCAGTACAAACTACCAGTGCTTCCTTATATAGATGATGATACTCCAGCAGTAAATTTTGCAATAGGCCTAGATCCAACCAAAAAGATTATCTCTGTAGCCTGGACTCCAACAGCAGATATCAATAACGAGTTTGACATATACTTAAAATGGGACAGCGCTGACTGGGTATATGAAAAAAGGGTTCTGACTCCATCATACACAGTGTTGGCAAAACAAGGTGCAACATCTGTAAAGGTCTGTGTTCAGATTCCTACATTCCCTACAAAGAAGTTTGAGCATGCCAAAATTTTTGAATCTGATTCGATTAGCCTAGTGGTATAATAGTAATATGACTATTCCATATCCAGAGCGAGGCCAACCACTAGATGTTGGATACATATACACAATTGTAGAGTCCCTTAACAAACTAATTGCACAGACACCAATATCTACATCAAAATATGTTACTATCGATGTTCCAGGAATTGGTCAGCAAAGTGTTAAGACATCGGATGCAAAAATAATCGGTGGCTACAAAGAGATCGTAAATAGCGCAAGCAAGACAAAGGGAGACTCCGTTGCATTTTCCTATGATTTTAATACCAGTTTTAAGTACACTCCTATTGCCGTTGCTACACCATTGAACATTGCAAACACCTCTGCTGGAAAAAATGTATCTGTTGTTTTAAAAACAGTAACAACTTCAAAGGTAGAGGGTGTAGTAATTTTTAATGAAACTGGAGATGTAACGGTTGCACTAAACATCATAGTAGTTGGCATTCCAAATTGATGCTAAGATGTTCAAGATGCAAGGGAAGAATGTTTGTCGACAGACAGTATAGTTCTCCTATGCACTTAGAAACATATTGTATGCTCTGCGGAAATAGAAAATTTTTTAATCCACCAAACGATTCATTGGAGGGGAAATGGCTTTTAAAAAAGGAAGCATTGAAAGCGAAGGCTACAATCTCGCCCCTGTAATTCCTGGAAATAAAAAAGTTTGGTTTTTAAATGGTGATCTTGTAAGGGTACACCACCTAAATAAATCTAATGGAATTATGTCTGTATATAATATAACTCAAGACAGAATAGAAAGTTGTCTTATTGGTGACTTTAAAAAGAAAAGGCTTAGAGCATATACTGTCAGAGAGACTGCTGATTTAGTTAATCGTCATAAAAAATATATGCCATCATTAATGAAACGAGGAGTCATTCCATTTCCAACGGGATCTCAAAAAGGTGGAGCAAGAGGATTCCAAGTAAGATCATATTACTCAGAATTGCAGGTAAGAGAGATACGTGATATACTTGCTACATACCATATTGGAAGACCAAGAAAAGATAATTTAATAACAAATGATATTACACCAAGTGCTCAAGAGTTGACAAGACGAATGGGAGACGGTATACTTACATATGTAAAGACTGAAGATGGGAGATTTGTTCCAATTTGGAGCGAATCTATTTAGCGAAAGGCATTAAAATGGAAGAAACAAAGGTATCAGTAACGCTAGGATATACGCTTAACCTAGGAAATTTTCAATCTCTTAGACTAGACTTGGGAGTTGTTGACTCCAAGCGTGACGGAGAAAATACAGATCAGGCTTTTGAAAGAGTTTATAAGTTTGTTGAAGATAAACTTGCACAGAAGATTAACGAAGCAAAGTCCGAAATTAACGAATAATGGCCGAACGCAAAGACCGAATGGCTTTGCTTTCAAGATACAGCAAGTATCATACTGCAAAGTACGAGTCAAAGCCATCTCTTAATTTGAATGTGGAGCAGTGGGCATCCGATGCTCTTGTTGAATCATATACTTTGTCTGGGTGTTACGATATACTTGAGTATTACTTTTCAGTTGCAGAGAGTCCTTCTTGGAATTACTTTGCATACAACGCAGAAAAAATTCTTCAGGCACAAAGAGATAAGATTAAAGATGACAAAGAAAGAGCAGAGCGTAGACAAATGGCTAAGGAGTGGTTAAGTGAATAACACTGAAGCAAAGGTAATATCTGCAGTCTTACAAGACAAGCAGGTTCATGTTCTACTGCAAGCCAATATAGATAATCTTCTAAGAACTCATACAGACCTTTGGGAGTTTATCAGAAACTATTTTGAACACAATAGTTCTGTGCCTCCAGCAAACCTTGTTGTTGAAAAGTTTCGTGACTTTGAACCTGTTGCAGGTGTTGGGTCAACAAAGCACCACCTTGAAGAATTACAAACAGAATACCTAAATGATAGCCTAAAAGATATTCTTAGATCTGCTGCTGGAGATGTTCAGCAGGGTCAGGGAAACAAAGCACTAGATAACTTAATTACTCAGACTTCAGAGTTAAAGAAAAATACTTCAGCAATTCGTGATATCGATGTTACTGATCTTGAATCAGCAGTTGCATACTTTGAAAACTTAAAGATTCAGCAAGCAGCAGGCCATGTTGGAATTAAAACTAATCTACCAGGGTTTGATAACTATCTTCCTTCTGGAATTATGCCAGGGCACCTAGGAGTCTTTCTAGCATATCCAGGTATAGGAAAGTCATGGATGGCTCTTTACTTCGCTGTACAGGCCTGGAAACAGGGTAAGAGCCCCCTTGTAATATCTCTTGAGATGTCAGAGACAGAAGTTCGTAATCGTGTTTTTACAATTATGGGTGAGGGACTTTGGTCTCATAGAAAACTCAGCAATGGTGAAGTTGAAATGGAAACCTTAAAGATGTGGCATGCAAAGCATCTGCAGGGTAAGCCAGAGTTTCACATTATTTCAAATGACCAAGGCGGAGAAATCAATCCATCAGTCCTTCGTGGAAAGATTGATCAGTATAAACCAGACTTTGTAATTGTCGACTATCTACAGTTGATGGCTCCTAATCAGAAGTCAGATAATGAAACGGTACGAATGAAGAACCTTTCAAGAGAACTAAAACTTATGGCTATTGGTGAAGAGGTTCCAATTATCGCTATCTCATCTGCAACACCAGACGATGTTAATGATCTTAGTGGAGTTCCTACCCTAGGTCAAACTGCTTGGTCTAGACAGATTGCATATGATGCAGACTGGGTTTTAGCACTTGGTCGTGCTACAAATAGTGATATCATTGAGTGCGCTTTTAGAAAGAACCGTAATGGCTTTATGGGAGACTTCTTAGTCCAGTGTGATTTTGACAAGGGATACTATAGATATAAAGATTTTGAAGATAAGTAGGTATAATATGAATTATGGTTCGTTATCATCACAAGCAGATAAAGAAGTTCAATTTAAATGGGGTTATCCACGATGAATCAGCCATAGGCAGGCTAAAGACTGAATATATCAGACTGGTTGTTTCAGAAATGAAGATCAGTGGATGTGTTCCAAGATTTGACATAGAACCAGATTTTACGATAGACTATAATGAGAAGAAGAAATACTTTGAGTTCGAATTAACAATATACGGAATATATGTAGGGAAAAGGAAAAGCGAATGGATAGCAGGAATAGACGGAACCAAACCAATAGGTATACCAAAGAACAAATTAAAAGAGTTCTCACAGGAGCAGGTATAGATGTTGAGTCAGAAATTGATTCCGATTATATAATTTTTTGTCCATATCACAATAACACCCGAACACCAGCAGGAGAAGTAGATAAATATAGCGGAACATTCTTTTGTTTTTCTTGCCAGCATGTTTCAAATTTAACAGAGTTCGTAATGCATGTTTCTGGAAGAACCTATTTTGAGTCTGAAAGATTTATTAAGAGCAAAGAATCAGAAGGAAATCTAGAGCAAGATATTAACAAAGCCCTGTATCAAAAACCAGAGTTTGTTTTGTTTGACGAACTGATCCTTAAGCGTTTGCATAATAATCTTATTTCATCAGAAAGAGCAAAAGATTATTTTAGGTATCGTAAGATTGAACTTTCTTCTTGGTCAAAATTTTCTTTAGGCTACTCAGAAAAACAAGACATGGTAACTGTTCCAGTACATAGCCCAGATGGAATGCCAATTGGTTTTGTAGGAAGATCTATTGAGGGCAAAGAGTTTAAGAATACTCCTGGACTCCCAAAATCAAAAACCCTTTTTAATTTAAACAGAGTAAAAATGTTAGATAGCGTATATGTGGTTGAGTCCTCATTTGACGCTATTAGACTTGACCAAGTTGGCATCTCTGCAGTGGCTACACTGGGGGCGAATGTGTCAAACACACAAATAGAATTGCTTCAGAAATACTTCAATAGCATTATTGTTATTGCTGATAATGATGAGGCGGGAGGAAATATGAAATCTAAGATAGTTGAAAAACTAGGATCTCGTGTATCCGTTATCAAACTAGATAAACAATATAAAGACATAGGCGATATGGATGATAAATCAATTAAGGAACTTGACTTCTCATTTGACAAATCCATATACTCTATGCTAAACTAATATAACAACACAAAGGAGAAATATATGAGCGTAGTAAAGGGACTAAAAGCAATCAATGCCCTGCTCGACAAACCAAAATCAGATGGACCAAAGGTTCGTTGGCTAAAGTTAGCAGACGGACAATCAGCAAAGATTCGTTTTATTGAAGAACTTGACGAAGACTCTGCAAACTATAACGAAAGCCGTGGACTTGCACTAGTTGTTAAAGAACACACAAACCCAAAGGACTACAAGCGTAAGGCTGTAGACACAATGGATGAAGAAGGCCGTGACTGGGCAGAAGAGATGCACCGCAAGGATCCAAAGGCTGGCTGGAGAGCCCGTCTTCGTTTCTACTGCAACGTAGTTGTAGACGATGGCCTAGAGCCACCATATGTTGCTATCTGGTCAATGGGTATCAGCAAGCAATCATCATTTAACACAATCAAGGAATACGCAATGGAGACTGGAAGCATTTCAAATGTTCTCTGGAAGTTAAAGCGTAATGGTCAGGGAACTGAAACCAATTACACACTGATCCCATCTGCACCAGACAAGGAGCCATTTGATTGGACTGGCATTGAGCCATATCCACTAGAGTCTGCTCTTCGTAAGGTTCCTTATGCAGAACAAGAAGCGTTCTACCTTGGCTTTGACAGCCCATCCGTTACCAGCACAAATACTGACTGGTAATAGATGAATTACGTAGGCTTACATGTCCACACCCATTTTAGTTTATTTGATGGGATTGCTACTCCAGAAGAATACGTTGACCGTGCAGTTGAGTTAGGGATGCCAGCAATTGCCATCACTGACCACGGTACTTTATCTGGGCATAGGGAACTGCACCGTATTGCAAAAGCAAAGGGCATTAAGCCAATTCTAGGTCTAGAAGGATACATGTGTGCAGACATATCTGATACAAGAGATAAGTCTGAAAGAGAAGGTCAACAAGATCTTGTCTACAATCACATTATCCTTCTAGCCAAGAATCAAATTGGTTTAGAAAATCTTAACAAGATTAGTGAACTATCTTGGACAGATGGTTTTTTTAAGAAGCCACGATTTGATTTTACTATATTAGAAAAGTATAAAGAAGGAATTATTGTTTCTTCTGCTTGCCCAAGTAGTGTTTTAGTTAAAGCACTTGAGGAAGAAGAGTTTGCTCTTGCCAAGAAGTATATTTCTTGGTTTAAAGAACGCTTTGCTGATGACTACTATATTGAGGTTATGCCTCACAATGAAGCACACATCAATAAGTATTTAATTGAACTTGCGGACGAGTTTGGCATTAAGGTTATTGTTACCCCAGACTGCCACCATGTTGATCCATCACAAAAAGAAGTTCAAGAGTTTAAGTTGCTCATGAATACACATGGAAAGTTCGTAAAGGATGCAACATACGAAAAGTCAAAGAAGAAGGCAAACATGATGGAACGCCTTGACTATCTTTATGGTGAAGACCGTCAGATTACATTTAATAAGTTTGATATCCACCTTCTGTCTTATGAAGAAATCAAAGCAGCCATGGAATCGCAGGGTATTGATAGACCAGACATATATTCGAATACACTCCTATTAGCAGAGACAGTAGGAGACTATGGCATTCAAGAAGGACTAAACCTCCTTCCAGTACAGTACAAGAGTCCTGATAAGGAACTTGCGAAGGTTGCACTAGAAGGTTTGGCTGAGCGTGGTTTATCAGAAAACAAAGAGTACCTTGATAGACTTGAAGAAGAGTTGCAGATTATTAAGGATAAGAAGTTTGCTCCATACTTCCTTGTTGTAAGTAACATGATTAACTGGGCTAAGAAGGAAGAGATTATGGTTGGGCCAGGTCGTGGTTCATCTGCTGGCTCTCTTGTTTGTTATGCACTAAAGATTACAGACATTGATCCTATCAAACACAACCTTTTGTTCTTCCGTTTTATTAATCCAGAACGTAACGACTTTCCAGATATCGATACAGATATTCAAGATACTCGTCGTGAAGAAGTAAAAGACTATCTTGTTAGACAGTATCGACATGTTGCATCTATTGCTACATTCCTTCAGTTTACTGGAAAGGGAATCGTTAGAGATGTTGCACGAGTACTAAATATTCCTTTATCAGATGTTAATAAGGTTTTAAAAACTGTAGATACTTGGGACGACTTCTGCACATCTAAATCTACAAGAGAGTTTCGTGAAAAGTATCCAGAGGTAGAGATTTATGGAGAACAACTTCGTGGTCGTATTCGTGGTACAGGAATCCATGCTGCTGGTGTTGTAACTGCAAAAGAACCAATCTTTAGGTACGCACCACTTGAAACAAGATCTTCGACAGGATCCGATGAAAGAATCCCTGTTGTTGGTGTTGATATGGAAGAAGCAGAGAGAATTGGTTTAATTAAGATTGATGCTCTAGGGCTTAAAACTTTATCTGTTCTTAAGAATACAATTGATATAATTAAAGAACGAGATGGCAAGAAGATTGACCTTCTTAAGATCAAGATGGATGATGCAAATGTTTATCAGATGCTGTCAGACGGGTATACAAAGGGCGTTTTCCAGTGTGAAGCAGCACCATACACAAACCTTCTTGTTAAGATGGGTGTCAAAAATCTAAACGAACTTGCTGCATCTAATGCTCTTGTTCGTCCAGGCGCAATGAATACTATTGGAAAAGACTATGTTGATCGTAAGCATGGTCGTCAAAACATATCTTATACACACCAAGTACTAAAAGAATTTACGGAGGACACCTATGGCTGTATTCTTTATCAAGAACAAGTTATGCAAGCATGCGTACACCTTGGCGGTATGTCCATGTCGGAAGCAGATAAAGTTAGAAAGATCATTGGAAAGAAAAAAGATGCTAAAGAATTTGATCAGTTTAAAGAAAAGTTCGTAGAGGGAGCATCTAAGTTTATTACCCCAAATGCTGCTCGTGATCTTTGGCATGACTTTGAGGCTCACGCAGGGTACTCATTTAATAAGTCTCATGCAGTAGCATATTCAACGCTATCCTACTGGACAGCATGGTTAAAGTATTATTACCCACTTGAGTTTATGTACTCAGTACTAAAAAATGAAAAGGACAAAGATGCGAGAACTGAATATCTTATTGAAGCAAAAAGAATGGGCATTAGCGTTAAGTTACCTCACATTAACGATTCGGATATTGATTTTAAAATTGAGGGTAAAGGCATTCGGTTTGGACTCAGTGCTATCAAGTTCATATCTGACAAAATTGGTGAAAGATACATATCTGCACGACCATTCAATTCGTACAAAGAACTTGAAGAATTTACATTTACCAAAGGTAACGGAGTAAACAGTCGTGCACTACAGGCACTAAGAGTAATTGGTGCTGCAACCTTTAGTGATAATCCTAGAAATGATCAGGAGATTAAAGAGAATCTATATGAATATTTAAACCTTCCAGAGTTTAATATTACTATTCCTTCTCACTACTACGCATTTATTCAGGATATTGTTGACTTTGAAGAAAAGGGATCATACATTTTTATGGGTATGGTAAAATCAATTAAGCGAGGAACAGGATGGTCACGAGTTGAAGTTTTGGACAAGACTGGGAGTGTTGGTATATTCGATGATGAGAATACAACTATTGAGACGGGTCGTTCTTATTTGGTTCTTTGTAATGATAACAGGATTGTATCTTTCATACCTTCAGATGAAATAAAAGAATCGTCACATGCTCTTGTAAAGTTCTTAAGTTATAAGCAACTTCCATACAAAGATGATGAAATGTTTGTTGTTTCATTTAAGCCAAGGATTACTAAGACTGGGAAGAAGATGGCATCTCTCACTCTGGCAGACACCAGAAGAGACTTGCACTCTATTACAGTATTCCCTACATCCTTTGCAAAGGCTTACATGAGTATTGAAGAAGGAAAATCTTACAAGTTTGATTTTGGAAAGACAAAAGACGGAACAGTAACATTGGAGGATGTACATGTCGGTTAGTATAGAAGAAGCGTTAGCACAACTTGATCCTAAGTTGAGGAAGAGATTAGGTAGTGGAGTCGGAGTCAACTATGAGTATCAACCTACCCCTAGTTTTGGTTTAAACCGTGCTCTGGGAGGTGGACTGCCTTATGGTAGACAGGTACTCATCTGGGGATCAAAGTCGTCTGCAAAGTCTTCTATGTGCCTTCAGATGATTGCTTTAGCACAGGCAGAAGGAAAGTTATGTGCATGGATTGATTCAGAAATGTCATACTCAGAAGACTGGGCCAGAACTTTGGGGGTAGATCCAGAAAAACTAATCTACTCACAGGCAAGAACTATTAGTGACATGGTAGACGTAGGCGTTGGACTAATGAATGCAGGCGTTGACCTAATCGTGGTAGACTCTATTACATCAATGCTTCCAGCAATCTATTTTGAAAAAGATACAGATGAGATGAAGGCATTAGAAAATACCAAACAGATTGGAGCAGAATCTCGTGACTTTAGTAACGCATGGAAAATGCTTAACTATGCAAACAATAAAGTTAAGCCAACTTTGCTTGTTCTTATTTCTCAGTCTCGTAACAATATCAATGCTATGTATACTAGCCAGCAGCCTTCTGGTGGTCAGGCTACTAAGTTTTATTCCTCATGTATTATTAAACTCTTTTCTTCAGAGTCAGATAATCAAGCGATTAAGGGCAAGATCAAGGTAGGAGATAAACTAATTGAAGAAAAAATTGGCAGAACTATTAAGTGGGAACTCCAGTTCTCTAAAACCTCTCCAGGGTTCCAGTCTGGTGAGTACGATTTTTATTTTAGAGGTGACGATATTGGTCTTGATACCATTGGTGATTTGGTTACTACCGCAGAACTAAACGGTATTGTAGAGCGCACAGGCGCTTGGTACATACTACCTGACGGATCAAAGGTACAGGGCAAAGAAGCATTTGTTAATCGTGTAAGAGAGGATCTTGACTTGCAAGAGTCTATCAAAAATAAATTAAATGGATAAGTATACAGTTTATCATGGGCAATGGGTGTGTCATACCTGCAAAGTAATTGTTCCAACGCTAAGATGTTATGCTGCAACAAAGACATTAACTTGGATGTGTAAAGAAAAACATTTAACAACAGTTTATCTTGGACGAAGAAAAAAGAAGGATTTTGATGACGGAGAAGAGTGAGAGTAAGAGGATAGGTGCTAGGCAGCACAAGAACTCTGGCCGTAATACTCAAAAGGGAGATGCTTCCTGGAAAAATTTTGTTGTAGACTTTAAAGAAGTTGGCAAATCGTTTACCTTAAATAAAGAGGTCTGGGCCAAAGCGACGACGGATGCAATAAAGAACAGCAAAGACCCAGCAATAGTAATCGTAATGGGCGAGGGTAATTCAAAGGTAAGACTTGCAATAATTGAGATGAGTATACTTGAACAACTAGTGGAGGGTGTATAATAGTAATATGGAAAACATAATTGTAAAGAACATTTTGACACAAGAACAGATAGATCATATATATAGTCAAGTAGACTCTGCTCCAAAAGAAAAGACTACTATTCAAACTAGACTTGGCCATCAGGCATATTTTGTTGGATTTGATGAATCACTCAGAGTACACTTTGAAAAAATTATTCAAAAGCATTATGGAGAAGAGTGGATACTGACAGATTTTCAGTTTGCTAGATACTCAACAAAATTTGGATATAAACCAAAACTTTACCCGCATTTTGATGATGCCTTTGAGGTTCACAAACTAACCCTGGATGTACAGATTAATTCTACATTAGACTGGCCAATTGTTGTAGAGGGCAAAGAGTTTCTATTAAAAAATAATGAAGGTGTTGTGTTTTCTGGAACAGATCAAATTCATTGGAGAGCCCCAGCAGATCTATCAGACACTGATGTTGTGGACATGATGTTTTGTCATGCAGAAAGAAAAGATGGTCCCAACAAGTTTGTTACCAAAGAGCATCAAGAAAAAATGTTTATCCTTCAAGAAGAGTGGGCTAAAAAAATAGATATAAACCGTGGCGAGGAAAAAATATAATGCAAACAGAGAATACTACTATTGATATGGTTAATGGTCTTGCAGAAATAGCAGACTATATGCAGGATGAAGAACTAACTCAGGCATTAACCTTTATTGCTAAGGTCATTGTTAAGCCAGATATTCCAACACAGGTTGCCACTATTGAAATCGTAAGGCTTCAGGCCATTGCAGCAAAGATGGCATTTAAAGCAACATGGATGGCCAATGTTGACAAGTCAGATCGTGGAAAGAAAAACCTTTACTATACTGCAGCAGAGTCTATTAACAATCTTGTTTCTGCACTCAAGTATATAACTCGCTAATCTGCTATACTTATACTAATAGAAACGAGAAAAACATGACAAAAAGTTTACTGCAACAAATTATGGTAAAGCAAGAAGTGCTACCAGTCCATCCAATCGATACTGCTGGTTTGACTGAAAAAATTCAGTCTGGCTATACTGTTAATAGAATAGATAAGCAAACTCAAAAGAAGACTTTTGCACCATCGACCATCGCTTATGGTCATGGAGAGTGTCCAAGATACTGGTACCTTGCATTTGACGGACAGATGTTTGAGGATGATGCAACACCATACAGCGCAGCCAATATGACTGCAGGAACAAAATCTCATGAAAGAATTCAAGAAGCCATGGGTAATGTTCCAGACTTCCTGGTTGATTCAGAATTTAAAATTACATATACAGATCCACCAATTTTTGGTTATGGAGATGTTATTGTTAACTGGCAGGGAGAAGAACTCCTTGGTGAAATTAAAACAATGATGAACGAAGGCTTTGAGTACCGAAAGGCACATATGAAGCCAAAGAGCGGACACTTAATTCAGTTGCTCATATATATGAAAATTCTAAAGAAGCCAAAAGCAGTTTTAATTTATGAAAATAAAAATAATCATGAACTGCTTGTGCTTCCTGTAGAAGTAAACGACTACTATCGCCAATGGGTAGACCAAACTTTTGAGTGGATGAGATCTGTCAGAAAGGCTTGGGTTGATAGAACCCTTCCTGAAAAGAACTATCGCTCTAACTCAAAGATTTGTAAGTCTTGCCCAATTAAAAAGGCATGTGCAGATGCTGGCAAGGGGGAGTTTAAATTAAAATCTATGGAGCCATTGAAAGATGAAGCATTGTAAATGGTGTGATTCCGAATTCAATACAGAAGTTAGTTACCAGATATATTGCTCTGTCCAATGCAGAGAGCAAGCAACTAAAGAAAAAATTGCAGAGCGATATCTGGTGCTTCGTCGTCAAAAAAGAATAGGCAAGGAAAGAAAGTGCAAGGGTTGTCAAAAAAGTTTATCTATTTACAATGATGATCCATTGTGTGTAGAATGTTTTGTTAATCCTATAATTGTTTTAAAAACACTAAAAAAGATTAAGGGCCTGGGAAATAGTGAAGAATAAGTGGGGAATAGAGATGATACCTAAAAACATCTGCGCCATTGACGCTAGTACTAATAGTCTTGCCTTTGCAGTATTTGATACTTTTACTCAAACAATAACAAGCCTTGGAAAGATTAACTTTACTGGTAGTAATACTTATGAAAAGGTTATGGATGCTGGTCAAAAAGTAAAAGCATTTTTTGATTATTCTGGTGGATTTGAGGCAATCGTTATTGAGCACACTGTGTTTATGAATAGCCCAAAGACGGCTGCTGATCTAGCATTAGTTCAAGGTGCAATTCTAGGATCAGCAGGTCAATCTGGGACTAAGACTATTGGAAAGGTTGCGCCAATTACTTGGCAAAACTTTATTGGAAATAAGAAAATATCTAAAGATGAGAAACTATATATTAAATCACAAAATCCAGGGAAGTCAGAATCATGGCTTAAATCCTACGAAAGAGACCTAAGAAAACAAAGAACAATAAACTTTATTAACATACAGTATGACAGGACTATAACAGACAACGATGTGGCTGATGCCTGTGGAATTGGGCATTGGGCATTAAAAAATTGGGATAAAGCGGTTGGCGTTTAATGATGGAAAGAGAACCATTTATTTTTAAAGAAGAAGATCAAGATGTTATACTTACTGTAAGAACTCTTGCACCCACAAAATGGGTTCTTCTTGATAGAGAAACTGGTCAAATGTATCAGGGAAATGCAAAGGGTTATTGGGATAAATTAAAAATAGTAGAAAGATATGAACTGTAATGCCAGAGTTAAATGCAAACATACCACCAATACATTGCTATGTAAGAGGTAACTATTTAAGAAACCACCAAGATAGCCACGACAAATACTTTGAGTGTGTAGTATTTGGTGTTTCAAGTTTAAAGTCTAGAAGCCCACTGTTTCATATCATGATGCCAGATGGTGGACTATGGTGGAGACTTCCAATCTCTGCTTTTTGCACAGAGCCAGGAGTTCCTGAAGTTGATCTACACAATCTAGTTCTATGGAATTCTTTTAGCCATCACATTTCTGTAACTCAATTTGAAAATCTAACCAACCTCAGAATGTCTTACATAGATCGAACAAAGACAATGCACAAAGGAACATACCTATTTACATTAGACTGGCATAACCCAGATAGAAATGTTTTAGATGATGGATATTCAGAAAGCCCAGCAGATCACAAGTGTGGGCATGTTATACAGAGAGATGATGGAAATTTTGCTATTCAGCCTAACAATAGAGTCCGTGTTTATGAGCCATCATTTACGCTTGAAAAAGAATACTTGATTGATAGAATAATCAATGAAAGAAAGTATGATGTTGAAAATCAGGACAAGTGGATAATGGAAAACTCTGATAGATTTAATTATGATATTAATGAAGAGCAGGTTGACAAATAACGACATGGCTGCTAAACTATATACATCGGAAGTCTTTATGCGTAAGAGGTATCTTATGGATAAAAAGACCCCAGAAGAGATTGCAAAGGAGTGCGGAGCCAGTGTTGAGACTATCTACGTATACCTTGCCAAATTCGGATTAAGGAAATCAAAAAGATGAAAAAATTTGAAAAAGCATTAATAGCACTTGCTGTAGCAGGTACCGTTGGTTTTGCATTTGCCTTTGCTGCACTAAAGGGTATTCCAGAAGCGTTTGATTGGGAACTTGACGAAGAGGAATCACATGAGTGACAATCTAAACATAACAGTTGATCAAGTTAATAATCCTAGACACTACACCTCTGATCCTTCAGGAATAGAATGTATAGAAATTACTAGACACCGTAACTTCAATATTGGCAATGCTTTTAAGTATCTTTGGAGAGCAGGTCTTAAAGATGAAGCAAAAACAATTCAGGATTTAGAAAAAGCAATCTTTTATATTAAAGATGAAATCAACAGATTAGAGGGAAAGTATGTCAACTGAAGATGATTTAGTTAAGCACCTAGACCAAGTTAATCTTGTTGTAGAAGAATACTTAAAGGGTAACGATCCAACAGTAATCTCAAAGCAGTTAGACATACCAAGACAAAGAGTTGTTACACTTATTAATGAGTGGAAGGTTATGGCATCTGCCAACGATGCTATTCGTGCTCGTGCAAAAGAAGCACTCGCTGCAGCAGACACACACTACAGTAAGTTAGTTTCTCGAACATACGAAGTTATCGATGAGGCATCAATGACAAACAATCTTAGCGCTAAGACTGCTGCGATTAAACTTGTTATGGATATTGAGTCTAAGCGCATTGATATGTTGCAGAAGGCTGGTCTTCTTGAAAATAAAGAACTTGCTGAAGAGATGGTTGAGATTGAGCACAGACAAGAAGTCCTTATTAATATACTTAAAGATATAGCAACAGAGCACCCAGAAATTCGTGATGAGATTATGCGTAGGTTGTCTAGGATATCTAAAGACGATGAGGTAATAACAATTGTCCACGAAGTTTAATGAATTCTTAGAGGTTCTTAAAAATAACAACTTTGAAGAAACTCCAGTAGATGCAAAGACATTTGTTGAGTCAGCATCTTATTTGGGCCAACCACCGCTATCAGATATTCAGTATGACATTGTTGAGGCGATGAGCCAGATCTATCGTAAAGAAGATTTGATAGATATACTAGGAGAAGAAAAAGGAACCCAGTACTATAATAAGTACACAAAGAATGAGATTATTCTGCAACTTGGCAAGGGATCTGGAAAGGACTTTACATCAACCGTAGCATGCTCATACATCGTATACAAACTTCTATGCTTAAAAGACCCAGCAAAATATTTTGGTAAGCCCTCTGGAGACGCTATTGACCTAATCAATGTTGCTATTAACGCTCAGCAGGCAAAGAATGTTTTCTTTAAAGGATTTAAAACAAAGATTGAAAAGTCCCCATGGTTTGCTGGAAAGTATAATGCTAAAGCAGACTCGGTAGAGTTTGATAAATCAATCACTGTTTACTCTGGACACTCAGAAAGAGAATCGCATGAGGGTTTAAACCTTTTACTTGCAGTACTTGATGAGATTTCTGGTTTTGCATCTGAAGTTGGAACAGGCAATGAGCAGGGTAAGACTGCTGATAATATCTACAAGGCTTTTCGTGGATCAGTAGACTCCCGTTTTCCCGACCTTGGCAAAGTTGTTTTGCTTTCATTTCCAAGATATCCAGGGGACTTTATTTCAGAAAGATATGATGCAGTTATTGCAGATAAAGAAATAATTGAAAGAACGCATGAGTTTGTAATCAATCCACTTCTTCCAGATACAGACCCAAGCAACAAGTTTCAAATTTCCTGGGATGAAGATCAAATCATTTCATACAAATATCCAGGAGTATTTGCATTAAAGAGACCTACATGGGAAGTAAACCCAACAAGAAGCATTGATGATTTTAAGATTGCGTTTATGACAGACCTTGGAGATGCCATGATGCGCTTTGCATGCGTCCCAACTTTTGCTTCAGATGCATTCTTTAAGCAAGCAGAAAAGGTAAGAGCATGCATGACTCTTCGTAATCCAATAGACAATTTTAGAAGGTTTGACGAAGCATTCAAACCAGATCCAACTAAAAAGTATTATGTTCACGCTGACCTTGCACAGAAGCACGACAAATGTGCAGTTGCAATTGCCCATGTAGAAAAATGGGTAAACATACAGGTAATTAACAACTACGAACAAGTAGCACCAATTGTAGTAGTAGATGCAGTGGCATGGTGGGAACCAAAGATTGAGGGTCCAGTAAATCTTTCAGAAGTAAAGCAGTGGATCCAAAATCTTAGAAGGCTTGGGTTTGATATTGGAATGGTTTCATTTGACCGTTGGCAATCATTTGATATTCAAAATGAACTTCAGCAAGTTGGAATGAGAACTGATACTGTTTCTGTTGCCAAGAAGCACTACGAAGACATGGCAATGCTTGTATATGAAGAAAGACTGGCGATGCCAGCAATTGAACTTCTGTTTGATGAACTAACACAATTAAAGATTATGAAAAATGACAGAGTTGATCACCCACGCAAAAAGTCAAAGGACTTGGCTGATGCTGTGTGTGGTGCTATTTTTGGGGCTATATCTCATACTCCAAAAAATAACAACACCGAAATAGAGATTCATACTTTTAGAGACAGATCTAAGAGTGAATTTGACATGAAAAACGACGGTGTGATACAATATAAACCTATGCCAGATGATGTAAAAGATTATCTGGATAGATTAAATCTACTATAAAAAGAAAAGGAATAAATTAAATGAACTCATTTAAGAAAATCGCACTAGCCATGGTTGCAGCCATGACTTTGGGCACAATCGTAGCATCACCTGCAAGTGCTGCTGTAATGTCAGTCGCTGTAGAACTTGCTGGAACGGCCAATACAACCGCTTCATCAATCTCAACACCTGCATCATTACCAGTCCCTGCAGACAACTCAGTTGACGCTGCTGACGCACTAAAGTTCGTCGCAACTGTTGACACAGGAACAGTAGTTTCTGTAGTAACAACAAACGCAACAATCGTGTCTGCACTACACACAACCGCTGCACCAGTAACATCGGCATCAGGCTCTTCAAGCCTAAGCATTGCAACTGGTACAGGAACAACTGCAACATTCT